AATCAGTTGGGTAAGGCTGATGACTTTAATGAGATTAAGTTAGTAGTTAATACTAACGCTGATTCAGTAACCGCTAATACATCTTTGATCGGAACTAACACTACTGACATCGCTACCAATGTTACTAACATATCATCTCAAACTACTAACATATCTACGAACACAAATAACATCGCTACCAATGCAACTAACATATCTACGAACACAAATAACATCGCTACCAATGTAACTGACATCGGTACGAATGCAACAAACATTGGCACAAACGTAACAGACATTGCTACCAATGTTACAGATATTGGAACTAACTCTACTAATATTGGCACGAATGTAACTGACATCGGTACGAATGCAACAAACATTGGCACGAATGTTACCGACATTGGCACGAACGCTACCAATATTGGAACGAACGCTAGCAATATTGGCACGAATGTTACTGATATAGCGACAAATGTTACAGCCATATCAACAGCTAACACAAACATATCAACCAACATAAGCAATATAGCTACCAATAATTCTGACATTTCCACTAATGCAGGAAACATCGCTACGAACGTTACAAACATTGGAACTAACGCCACTGGTATTGGCACTAATGTTACGGACATTGCTACGAACGTTACAGACATTGCTACCAATGTTACAGATATTGGAACCAATACCACGAACATTGGCACTAATGCCACTAATATTGCTACCAATGTTACAGACATTGCCACGAACGTTACAAACATTGGAACGAACGTAACAGGCATCGCTACGAATGTTACAGACATTGCCACGAACGTTACAGACATTGGAACGAATACAACAGATATATCAGCTAGGCTACCTTTAGCAGGTGGCACAATGACCGGGGCAATACTTGGAGATCAAAATATTCAAGGATATACCAAAGTTTCAGGATCTCCATTAACTTTAAGCGCAGCCATTGAAACTTTAGAAGCTAATAGTTTAACTGCGGTAGATCCATCAACAGGAGCAATATCAATAGTCGTATCAGACGCCTCAAGCTCAATAGCGATTGGCACAGAATATGACATTTATGCTAGCAATGTTAGTAACACTATTTCCTATTCAATTAGTGGATCTCAAACTATATTAAGACCTGCTGGATTAGCGATTACAATACCGTACCAATGGACTAAAATAAAGAAGGTAGCCGCTAGCACTTGGTTACTTAAAGACGCTACATAATGGAAATCAAAGCAGCTCGATATACGCAGAATGATTTAGTAAAGATTAAGCCATCTGGATATAATGGCTATCCTAATGGATCGGATAACTATTTCTCTGATTACTTAGATGGTCTTTACAATGCGTCGGTGACTCATCAAGGAATTATTAATGACTTAACATCTTATATAATTGGTAAAGGGTTAGTAGCTGAGAATCCAAAAGACCAAGCTATACTAGATCGATTTTTTCCAAAAAAGAAAACAAGTAAGATAGTTTTAATTGACTTAATTCAAAATACTAAATCACTTGAGATAATTAAAGATTCTCTTTATAACATAACTGAGATTAACGTATTACTTCCAAAACAAATAAGAGTAAAGACATTAAAAGCAGGTGAGCCATGCGATTTTCTATACAAACAATCTTGGAAGCTAGGAGATTACGGATATAGAAATACAGCCGATTTTGAAATATATAAAACAGGAATAGAGAATCAAAAGTCTTTATTCTACGAATATGATTCAGGAACATTTGACGTTCCTTACGGTAGACCGTATTACATGAGTGGATTAAATGCTATTGAAATGGAAGCAGGAATCTACTTAATGCACAATCACGGCGTGCAAAATGGCATGTTTCCTTCAATGATTATTGATAGAGAAACAAGCGGGTCAAGTGAGGGAGATGACACTAGCACAGAAGATATTGTCAGAAGCGCAGCAGGGGCAGCAGCAGCAGGAAAAATAATTGACATTAAAAGACCTCCTGGTTCTAATCCTTTGACTATTACTACTCCCGCACTTTCGGGAATAGATAAGATTTTCAATCAGCAGTATGTAACAGCAGAGACGGGAATTTCTAAAGCACATGGATTGCCTTCATCAACTTTAATTGCAGGACTTAATATTAAGCCTACAGGATTTGGAGACGCAGAGGAAGAGATGCAATGGTCGCTGAATCAGTGGAAGCAAAAAAAGATTAACCCTTACAGATCAGACTTTTTAGATGATTTAAAACCTTTATTTGAAGACCTTGGTATTACATCCGCAGTAACATTTTCCGACGAGGTAGATCAGAATCAAGAAATGTCTTATTCTTACGACTCAGAGACTTTAAAAGCGCCCAACACTAATAGCGTAATAACCAACATTACAGGCAGGCAGATGCAAGCTATTGAAAGATTGGTAAGAAAATACAGAAAAGAGGACATCAACTATAATCAAGCAGCATTGATGTTAAAGAATGGTTATGGCTTTAATGATGATGAAGTGAAGGTGTGGTTGAATGATATTGAGAAGTTTAAAGATTTTAAAAATGATGACATTCAAGCCTTAATAGATTTAGGTGAAGATTTTCCTGAAGGCTTTGTTGAAGTCTCAAGAGTTGATTATAATAAAGACCTTGAAGAAGAATTTGATAAGCAATTGCTTGAGATTAATAAAGACATTCAAAACTTTGTAAGCACTGGCCCTGCAAGGCCAAACGCTGCAAGTGAAGACGATGGAACTAAAGGAGATGTAGCATTTAAAGTCAGGTATCAATATGCAGGAGATTCTACAGGCGAAAGAGAATTTTGCAGAAGGATGTTAGCAGCTAATAGGATTTATCGCAAAGAAGATATTGAAAGGATGAGCACTGCCAATCCTTCATTTGCTCCAAAAGGTAGCTCTAGCTACTCTATCTTCGAATGGAAAGGCGGTATTTATTGTCATCATAAATGGGAGCGGGTGACTTACGTGAAGAAGGGAATAAGCGAACGATGGGAAATTAGAAACATTGAAGCCAACAAGCTAACAGAATCGCAAGCAGATCAAAGAGGAATGAAGCCGGACATTCCTAGATTGGTAGAGATAAGACCAATTGATACACCTAGTAGAGGTAGGCTAACATTTAGGGAACAAATAAAAAAATGGCTTTAGTAAATTTATCTCTTATTATATCTATTGATGACTTCAGAGGTTATACGGCTATCTCCGATAACTTTGACTCAAACACTTTAGCCGCTATAATTGTTAGGGCTACGGATTTGAATTGCCAAGAAATATTAGGAACAGCATTAACCGATAAATTAATATTAGAATACAATGCAGGAACATTAGCTGGAGCTTATGATGAGCTTTACGATAGTTCAAAATCTTCTGTTAAGAAAATGGTAATATGGCAAGCATACGTTCATGGCCTTTCAAGATTTGCTTACAAGATACAAAACAATGGAATAAGCAAGACAGGAGGAGATATAGATGCTGAAGCATTACAACCTGATGAGCTAGGAAGATTACAACGAGAAGCGCAAGGAACTTTAACGCTATACGAAAATAGAGTAAAGAATTATATATCTAACAACTTCTCAGACTTCCCTGAGTTATTAGATACAACACCCGAATTTTTAAAAGTAGACTTGCAAAAGTCTAAGACCGATTATGGCATTTCAGCAACTCCTACTAGAGTTTATAACGACATTTAATTTATGTTTAAAAAAATACTTACAGCAATAGAAAATCATGGATTACTATACGTTTTAATTGCAGGGACAGGATTATTGATAGTATGGAATTACAAAAGCATTGTAGAGTGGTTGTGGACTACTATCCAAGCAGCAGCAATCGTTAAAAGTCATGAAGCAACTATTGGAGATTTGAGAGCCGAAATACATGAGCTTAGATTAAAGCTAGAAGATTATAACAAAATGTTAATGAATCACACAGCTACTATAGCTAGACTTGAGGAACGAATAATTCAATCAGCAAAGAATAGAGTAAAAGACAAGTATGAAGAAAGTAATAATTAATAGAGATTTCCACGACAAAAAACAATCTTTAGGAGTTTGTTACGTAAAAGATTATTGCGATTATGTTCTGTTCAAATCAGAGTCTATTGAAAGAGGGTGGGTCAATAATGAAATAATGGTGTCTTCAATTCCGAGTGGGCAGTATGAATTAAAATTAGAATACTCTCCAAGATTTAAAACTAATCTATGGGAGATTTATGGAGTACAAGGTAGGGCTGAGTGCAAATTTCATGCAGCTAATTTCGCAAGGCAATTAAATGGCTGCATAGCTTTAGGGAAAAATAGGGCTGATATAGATGGAGATGGATATTACGATGTTACAAGTAGTAGATTAACTATGCAGGCATTCCATAAAGCACTAGAGGGAGAATCAAAAGCAGTATTAATTATTAATTATATTTAATTATGAAACCATTTTTTAAAACAAAAGCTGGAAATTTATTAAAGGAGATAGGGCTCGGATTTATTCAAACACCTCTGCAGCCAATTAAGGGAATGATTGGAGGGGCTATTATAGGAGTAAAAGATATTGCAGGAAAAAACATAAATAGCATGGAAGGTGGTCAAGGTAAATTAAACATACCTCACTTGATTGGCGTTGCAGTGTTTATTGTCCTCGTTGGTCTATTATTAGCGGGAGTTATTGATAAAGAAACGTTCGAGTATTTGCATGAATTTTTTATTCAAAAAGTAAACTAAAAAGGGCATTTTTCTTTGGGTATTCTTTTCAATTTTAATCTAAGGTATTTCAAGGAACGAAATTTACTATTAATATAGTAACCTATCATTCCATTTTTATAGCACTGTTTTAATTTCTTCCCAGTCAATGAATTAAAGCATTTACCACACCTTGACCATTGATAATTTGGCGCAAAACTTAGATGCCATTCCACCGTATAATTAATTGATTGAGTGTTCATTGATAGGAGGTTTAGTGTGTCTTATAACATTGTTATACACAATATTGCTACGTTCCTGTTTCATTCAATGGTTCGTGCTTATATTCCGTAATAACATTTTTTTCTTCCCTCGCTTTT